TTCGAAAAGATTTACTAAGAAAGCTTTCTTAATTCTATCTGTGATAACAGCAGCCATTACTTGTCCTATGCTATAGTAGCAGAATCTGTGGAACTTGTGACAATCCATCCCGGAGTCACCCCAGTCCAAATCATGGTAACCGAGTTGTTACCGGGAAGCGTGATTGTTGTCGCGTTATTCAGGGTCGTCGGAGTAATTGTTGCAGTACCACCACCCTTGTTTACTAAGTATTTAGTCTCCCCAATTTCGGTTCCATCTGCCATTGTGGAAATAATAGCCGAGCCCGAATTGAACAAAGTTAGAGGAGAGTTAAGGCTAACTGCACCATTAGAGGTCAGGTTCTGATAGCCTTGAATGAACTTAGAAGAAACCTGAACACCACCTGTGTTCTTTCCTTTTAGTTTCAGATTGATATTGGTATCCGTACCCACTGCAGCAATCTGAGGCGTATTGCCATTCGTGGCATTTGTAACCTCAACATGGTTGACAGCACCCGCTACAGAAGTGAATTCAATCAGCTCATTAGAGTTGCTATCACCAATGAAGCCACCAATGTTGGGAGTATTCAGAAGAGCACTGTTGATCGTCTTGTTAGTTAAAGTCTGGGTCGCATTTGAAACGAGCCACTCACCGTCTGCAGACATGACAGGAAGGGTAAGAGTTCTATCGGCAGACAAGGCACTCGGAGAAATGATATACTGATAGGTTGCAGAACTGTCATTAATCTGAGGTGTTGTAATGACTGGACTGATAAGCGTCTTGTTTGTGAGGGTCTGACTAGCAGAGTCTGTGATCAACACCCCGGTATGATTCGGGAAAAGAATTGTTCTATCCGTTGAAGGATTATTAACACCAACCTTTGTGCTATTAGAAGTCCCCTGAAAAATAATGTGGTTGCTATCAAAAGAGATCAGGGGCATTAGCGCAAAGCTATCCCCACCAAACTTTAGATAGAGTTCGTCAAAGTTTTGCTCAATTTTACGAGAGGCTGTGCGAAGAGTGTCGCCAGTACCATCGTTGGCAATAGTGCCTCTGTTTAGCGGTTGTCTGCTCATTTATATTACCCTAAAGGTTTACTTTTTTATTTATAAGAGTTCTCTCAATGTAACTTCATTATCGGAGTCATTTGTGTAAACAGTTGAATCCGAGTCAGTAAAGCTAATTGGAGTCTCAATCCAAGTGAATTTATCCTGATCAATGGTCTCAGTGCTGCTGAGATCAAAGCCGAAGGTGTCGCCACTATCCTCTTCATCAAGGGTCGGGGAGTTGGGCTCAAGGTACTCACCAATGCTAGAGTAAAGTCTGTGTGTTTCGCCAAGAGTAATGTTCTCAAGGTCATTGATATCGTTACCACCCGGATTCGGGTATGTAGATTGAGAACCGAGGCTAGCTCTAAACAATTCAACGTCTCCTGCAGAATCTCCTGTCCTCATATCGAACAGGGCAGTCATCTGGTTGTTAGCCGTAATGCCAATAGTAGCAACACCCTGAAGAACCGGGGTCGGAATTTCAAGCTCACCGGGACCTCTTTGATTCTCAAAGTCAAAAAGAACATCTGCTACGATTTGTACTTCACTTCCGAGGTACATTCCAGCAGGATGGACAAAGAGCTTGTATACAGCTCTCCATGTCGAAATAGGCAAGCCACTCTTGATGAGAATGGCGAATGTTTGATACAGCTTATCATCGGTCAAAAATCTCTGAGAGTCGGGTCCAATCTGAGATTCCCCTACCTTGAATACCTGTTCCTTCGTATAGATGATATCTGGATCAGCGTTAAAGAAGGTCCGAAAAAACTGCTGAATCGAAAACTTTGTACCCTTGGATTGATACAAAGTGTTAGAGTATTTTGCAGCAGCTCTCTTATCTGGGAATCCTTCAAAGTAAGATTGCCCCAGAAGAAGCTCATCCTCAATAAATTTTAATAGCTCAGTGTCAGTCTGAGAGATGTCCCTTGTTATAAAGAGTTCATCTATGAGTCGAGATACAGAATTCTGATGGTCCTCGTGCTCATAGTAAGCCTTTAGAAAGGAAACAAGTTTCGGATATTCCTGAACAATATGATCAGGAAGAACATCTTCAACAACATACTCACGAAGAGATAAGGCTCTTCTGTTTAAGTCTTTGTTTGTCTTATCTACATAGTGAGTCATTGCTTATCCTAGTTTTGTGCCGTTACGAGAACGCCTCTGGCGAAGCTCTTGGGCTCATCATGGGCTAGGATATAGTTTCTTTCCGGAGTGATTGCACTCTGATTAGCAGGAGTAACAGAAACCTTGACAAAGGTCTGCCCACCTGCTATACTATCAACAGTAAGACCAACAATACTTACAGTCCCTTCCTGAGGATTGTAGCTTCCTACATTGTCAACCAAGACCGTATTGTCCGCGAGGTTGATAACCTGAAGCTTATTCGTACTAAGCTTGTTTCTGATTTCGCATGAAGTATTTCTGAAGATAAATGTCGAAGAAGTCACCCGAGTAAATACGTCATCCGGATCAGCAATAGGAACCGGGAACTTAAAGCTATGGTCTTCTTCCAGGGTCAGGTTCGGAGTAAATCTCTGTTGCATTCTAATATCTGCTCTTGAAGAGAGCACTGCAGGACTGACAGCATCCACCAAAGACAAGAGATTTGATCTACGGAAAGATTGATCAAATCTACCAACATTCGTCTGGAAGTATTGTCTGACAACATTCCTAACACTTTCCTGAATGGTATTCAGAGAAAGATTGGTAAGTCTAGGATTGAATAGGAAATAGACTTCACTTTCAATCCATGTGGTAACCGGATCAGCAAACTTCAGCAGGAAGGATGCGATTGCTAACTGCTCTGCCAAGTCTTCGATAGAGTTCTTGGTGATAGTCTTGCGAGCTTCTGTCACTTCATCATTGAAGATGATTGACATAAAGACAGTACCAAATTCAGGAAGGTCATTGTCTTCCCCACCCCAGGACCGAATATCCTTGATGAGCTTAGAATAGTTGCGAAGGACCAGCGAAGAATAGTCTGCATAGGTGACCATTCTGTTTTGAGCCGCGTACTGGAAAGGAGCATTCTTTCGAATAGACTCCAAAGATTCTTTATCTCCACCACCGGCTGCTCTTGCAGTCGTATTGATAGTAGGAGTTCTGGAAACACCAACGCCGACTATGATGGGAGAAACGGGTTCAAAGAGAGTCGCACCATTTGCTGCTGCTCCTTTTACCGCAAGATACTCAACGACGATCTTATTTCCTGCATCGGGAGTAACCCCAAGGGTTGTACCATTACCAAAGGAAAGCTCATAGTTTCCATTTGGTGTTTCTTTTAGAATGTAAACGGAAGAATTTTCACTGATCGTGGTTGCTTCCAAGATATTTGTATAGGACTGAAACAGGGAAGAAGTAGGACTTTCATAGACCTTGACAATAGCCGTGGAGATATCCATGTCTTGGTCCGGGATCACATAGAGAGTATTTTCGTCTGTCTGCGTAGCAATGAATGTCTTTTGACGAAGAGTCCCTTCAAAAATCGGGATGTCCAAGTCTCCATCTAGAGTCGCAAATTGATAGTATCCATTACCATCGTCACTTGCGATAATTGACTCTTGTGTCTGAAATGTATAATTGACATCGTCCACACTAGTAGTGAACTTGTAGCCAGAAGGAACGGTAAGTGTGTTTGCTCTGTTTGTGATAGAAGAGAGATTGAGAGACAGTCTTACTCTTGCCTCTGAAGCACTCTTAGAATCCGGTACATAACCGATACCTTCAGCAAGAGATACCAGAGAAGAGCGTAACTGAGCAGTCCCAAGAAAAGATTCATTCAGGGCAAAGTTTGCGATTAGGGCATTCAGATGAGAATTGTAAGCAAGGACATCAAGGATGTTTGAAAGACCAGAAGCCTCAAAATTGTAATCTGCGAACTCTTCTTTCTGCTCAAGATAGGTCTTAAGATTATTCTTAATATTTTGGAAATCAAGAGCAGAAGTATTGATAGTAGTTGCCATGTTATCTTAACCTGTTTAGAACCGTGGTAAACTCAACACGCTCGTTTGTGTTTATGATTTTAAAAATAATAGTAACATCTAGTGAGTTATAATCAGGAAGCACTTTGGCTCTCACTACTAATGAACCGGCATCTACCCTTGGTTCATAGACTTCGATAGCATTTCGAATTTCGCTCTC